AAGAAAGTTCAACTAGGATCACGTAAGTAATGGCAAACACAAGATTACAATATCCAAGAACAAGCGTAGAGAATACTGGACTCTTTCTTACGTTTAGAGCATATGATTATGGTAAAGCACCAACTCCTCCAGGCGCTTTACCAGATATTCAGAATATTATTTCAGGAAGCAATAGAGATGTACAGTTAACTGAGGGTAATTTTTCTGCTAACTTAATTTCTACATATGGAGATGGAGATGGTCTTGGTGCAGGGGGTGGTAGTAATAATGCTACTGGTGCAGATAATACTGGTGTAGCAAATATTTCACTATACCTTCCTCCTAAAATTGAATATCAGTATGGTGCTGAATGGCAGAAAATTTCATTCGGTGCTTTAGGTAATATGTTCGGAGCAGATGGTGCTGGAGGTTTCCTTGGTGAGGGTGTTAAATCACTTGCAGGATCAGCATCTAACTTTTTCTTTAATAAACTAAAAGCTACTGATGGATACAATGCAATTCCAAAAGTTGAAGGGTTAAGTGTAGATACGCTTATTGGTGCTGCATTTGGACAGACATTTAATGACAATACTATGCAAACTTTTAATAAAATGCAAACAAGAAGTTTTTCATTTGATTACTTGTTTGTAGCAAGAGATTCGACAGAAGAGAACGAAATTAGAAAGATTATAAAACAATTTAAACTGGGTATGCACCCAGATACAGTAGAAAAAAAGAGAAGTAATTCACTATTCCTAAAATATCCCTATATTTGGAGAATTATTCCAAGTGGATATAAGGGTAAGATGAGAACACGATCTAACGGTGTTACTGTTGATGCAAATGCTAACACACCTAAAGTTAGTGAGTTTTTACCTAATACTAAATATTGTGCTCTTACAGGAATGAATGTTGACTATACTCCTGATAATGTAATTGCATTAACTCAAAATGGATTTGTTCAAGCAGTTAGATTGAGTTTGCAGTTCTCAGAACTGACAACTCTGGTCAGACAAGATATTGAAAAGTTTGAAGACCCCACACCGATTAACCAATTATAAAAATGGCATATTTCGATAAAGTTCCAGAAATTTTATATTTAAAATACGACAAAAATCCACAAAATGGTACGTATATTGCCATTAAGAACATTTTTGCTCGTATTAAACTTATTGATAATGTTATACCCGCCGCAACCGTCTTTGATGATTATTTCGTAAAAGATGGTGAAAGACCAGATACAATTTCTATGGATTATTACTCAGATCCAGGAAATGATTGGATTATTATGATGATTAATAATATTAGAAACTTATATGATGATTGGCCCATGGAACACAGTTCCTTTAATGAATATCTAAACTCAAAATATGATGATGTAACTGCAGTTCATCATTATGAAACTATTGAACAAATTCATAATGATAATATGATTTTACCTGCTGGTCTTCATGTTGGAGAAGCATATCAATTTATTACCCCAGAAGGCAATCTAGTAAGTAAGGAAGCATCTAGAGGTCCAATATCTAACTACATTTACGAATTACGCAAAAACGACAAAAAACGAGAGATCTTAATATTAAAACCCTCGCTATTAGATGAATTTATTGAAATTTTTGAAAAAGAGATGAAATTTACTCCTAGTACAGAGTATGTGAGTTCATCTCTTAAGATTTCTAAAAATTAAACCCATTCTGGTCTACGATGTGGCAACCTGAGGTAGTTATCAGATACCCATGGTTTAGATGCAATGTACATCTTGTATGCTTCCATAGTAGTGATGCTATCGTCTAATTTATACTCGTCAGGCATTGCCCTAACGAATGGTGTGTGACCTTCCCATTTCACATAAGGAATTATCTCATCAGCAGCAATAAGAGTCCTATAGCAGGTATGGTTTTTTCCATACCGATTATAATACTCGTCACATAATGCAACGCCATGCTCAAACAACCATCTAGTATTTTCTATGGTTTCGTTTGCCCAGATAGTGCATGGATGATTACGGAATGCTCCTTTCTCCGTAGCATAGGGTGTGCCGTCTTTCTTAGGTAGTGTGCCATACCCATGTCCCCACTTGTCTGAGGCGATTATAGAGAGCATCTGGCAGGTCTCCAGGGGCATCTTGACAATATGCTTGTCAGGTAGAACCTGTGCCGACTTGACTGGACTTTCATTTGTGACGAAAATGTTCATACTAAAAGTTTACTAAAGCTGATTGCTAGGAGGAACATAAGCATTATAACCACATCCCATGATTTTGTCAGTACAAAATATGGTACTGAAATCATATCTGCAACAAAATGTAATGCAACTCCAAGAGTTGTATTAATGTGAAGAACAACAAAATAGGCAGTAATCACTAGGATACTACCAGTTATTCTCATCGGGACAATGATGTTCATTTTTTAGATTTTAACCAACAAGGTTTGCATAACGAATTTACCCAACTGCCATCAGGTGCTTGGTGTCCAACTTGAGGTGTTTCATTCGCTGGAACCATCTTACCACACTCAGAGCACTTTGTCTCCCACATCTTCATAATGTTCGCTCTAATCTATTTGTTGCTTGATCTGGAAAATCTCTAGGACGACTATCTAAGGAATTATCAGTTTTAGGAGAACCTTCGTTCGCCTTCATAGTATGCTGATAATTTGGTCTTGGATATCTGATACAGAATGGATCAGGCATCCAGTATGTTACCTGCCATTCCTGTTCAGGACATAACTCAAGATGCTTCTCTACACTATGAGAGAAAATACCAATTTGAATGTATCCATCATGACTAAGACATCTACCATTACCAATGTCAACTAGGAATAGCATCTTACTACTCATAGCAGTTCTTGCTCTGGATTAAGATTTTCAACAAATTGGATAGGATCCTTTTCTGACTTGTGTACCCAATGATAACGCATCATCTCGAAAATAGGATCCCATGTGGGGACACAGACATAATCCTTCATTTGCGTTTCTTTCTAGGTTTCCTCTTGGTGGTATGCTTCTTAACTAACTTGTTTAATTGTTCTGCATTCAACTTGTTAAGTTGTGCATTGACATACTTTATCAATTTCTCTTTACATTCTGTTTTAGTCACGTTGTCTCCAATCACTAGGTTTATCTTGCTGAAACCAATCCTTAATATCATCAGCATCAGTGAATCCCTTTCTATGGTTGGATGGATCGGGATCTCCTAAACCCATCCTATTCAGAAAATCGTCTGTGCTTCCTTCTTGAATATCTTGTGCTGCTTGCCGTCTTGCCATCTTTAACATCTCATTAGCAGATGTATTTGCTTTTGCAAGTTTCTGTGCCCAGATCATATCATCTAGTTTTACATCTTCACCATTAGCAATACATTTACAGATAAACTCCAGTCGTAGACGGTATTGTGTAGACAGCATAAATCTAAATCACATCTTGATTATTTATCATCGACCCTTTTGACCAATTTTTTGCAGAGATTTTTTATCCGACTTTTTTGAAACTAAAAGGTCGATTTCGTTTTGGCAAAAAAAGGGGATCTTTTTTTAGACCCCCCCCTTTATATTACATCTCTTCGTTAGCAAGAGAGTCGAAGTAACTATAGTTGTCCTCATCCTTTTTAAGGAAAGGAGAACTTGACGTGATATCTGGATCATTAAATCCAGAGTTCAATGTACTCAGTTCTTCTTTCATAGAAGCAGGAACAGGCATCACTTCACGCTCTTCATCACGAACTTCTGCAGCAACACGGGCACCGCCAAGCACCATCCCAAGACGGGTCTTCAGTTCATCATATGACTTGAAGTTACTAGCACCAGTGAACTCATTTAGATCATACATTTTGTTGTAGATCTCTTCCAATTGCTCGTCTTCAAAACGACCAAGTGTTGAAGGGTTACCGAAGGCAGAAGCATCATAGTTCCAGAAACCTGCAACCTTCTTGATGCGAAGATTGAAGTCAGCACCTTGCCAAAGATCAAAAGGATTGACTGGTTCTTGACCCTTAAATTCAGGTTGCATAGATGCAATGATCTTGTCATGAATCTTCTTACCATACTTATAGAGGAAGACCTGACCTTCGTTCTGAGGGTTAGCAGGATCATCAATAACATAGATGTTACTGTAGTAAGACAGTTTACGCTTCTGCTTACGTGCAACTTCCTTATCGCTATCAAGACCGCTGTTCCACAACAGACGATTTGCCTCACTTACAGGATCTTGTTGTCCAAGAGTAGTAAGGGAGTTCTCAATGTACCATCCACCAGGACCTTGGAAAGCATGACTCCATACTTTTGCCCAAGGCATATCAGAACCTTCGCTAGGAGGTAGGAATCGAATGATGGCACTACCTACACCATCTTTACCCATGGTAGGTTTCCAGAGTCGCTCATCGACATAACCTGAAACACCTTCTACCTTATTAATTTCTTTATTAAGCTTCTCTAGAAGAGAACCTTGTGTTTTAAGTGATCTGAAAGACATTTGTATTCTCCGTATTGTTTGGATTGTGTCGTATTGACTGGATTATCATAGCATAGTCACTAGTCATTGTCAAGGAACTGGGAACGCAAGTTCTGAATAGACGAGCGACCTAGTTTAAAAATCTCAGGTCCAATCTCCGTGGTGGGCATCCCCATCCTCTTTGCTTGGGTTCTGAAATTTTCCTTTACTGTCTGACTATCTTCGTCATTGGAAAGATTCACTCTTGTATATAGGATCTCCTGCATATCAATTAATCTTTCCATTTTCTTAAGAAGTTGTTCCTTCTCATCATCTGATTGCATTTGTATTAGAGGCAGTGACATATAAATTTCTTTATATAATTCATGCATTGACTCTACTTCTTTGCGAACAATCTCTGATGAGAATAAATTCTTGTCATTCATAGTTTCTGTAGTACCATTTGCTTAATTCGTGTTGGATCCTCCTCAATAAAAGGATCATACTTATGTAGAAGAAACGATAACTGCTTCCAGATAACATCATCCTTCAATAAGTTATCATACCTACTAACAAAATCAGTAATTTTGTTTAGCATAATGAGGGTTTCCAACATCACCCTACCACCAAGATATGATTTCAGTAATTGAGAATGTCCCCTACTACATTTGAATACCTCATTAAAATTTGTTGAAAGAGTAGAAAGATTTTCAATATCCTGCCCAAACAAATAAGTAATACTCTGCATCTTTCTCTTCCACTCCATATAATTCTTGTCATTCATCTGAAGGACATGAAAATTAGAGTTGACTAGAAAATTAGATACAAAGTATTGTTCTAGTTCTTCTGCTGTATATTTTCTGGAGAGTTTCTCAAAAAAGTAAACATCATTCCTCTCCATAAATTTTTCTTGAGATACTTTAATACTTCCTTGGTAGTGAAAGTAATCATATGTTTTACGACTGAAGTGTGTCTTCAGTGCAACATAAATTTGATAAACCTCAAAAGGGTACATAATTAAATAGGTAGAACACCTCTGGTTGTTTTTTTAATGTAGTTAAGACGAGTTGCCTCTGCCTTAATCTTTTCTTTCAGTGAGGGTGCAATCAATTTTACAACTGATTCAATCTCAAGGTCTTTTGAATCACAAAAATCAACAATAGCATCAATGTAATTTAATGTCTTGTTACTATCTTTGACAATGTTTTCAATAGTCATTGAAAACTTGTTCTTGTCCATAAAGTTCTCGTCAATAAGTTCATTAATGTTTTTGTTTTTAGTGGGCATCTTTGTACTCTGCAATGTAATCTTTTAGCAGAGGAACATAATCTTCAGGATCTTTAACAAAAATTTGTGTGTCCCCTGTTTGGCATGTGATTAAAGTAACGATCTGATCGACCTTGATACCGGATCGTTCCTCATACATCTTAGCATACCCTGTCTCTTGAACAAAATAACTTTCAATCCAAGATTCTTTCTTTTCTTTACCAGAAGTTTTAAAATCTATAATTGAAAGTTTGTTGTCAAACTCAGCAATGCAATCAACCCTGCCAGCGATCCCAAACTCATGACTATAGAGAGGTGCCTCTTGGAAATGAATGTTGTTGATTCTACTGAGCATGGACTTTGCTTGATTGAATAGTATCAAAGCAAGATAGTCGTTTTTATACTTATCTAAACTAAGATCATTGTTTAGATAATCTTCGACAATACTATGTAGTTTTGTCCCAACATTTGCTGCACGGGATGAGATTTTATTTGCTTCCTCATTCCCTACTCTCTTCCTCCATTCTGCAATTGACTTGCGTTTACGATAGGAACAGATAGTAGACATAGATGTATACTGACTATCACCTACAGCATAAAATCTCTTTCCACTAGGAGCAGTAGTCGCCTTGATGTCCTCAAGGAGGACACCCATATTAACATGATTAAACATTAAGCAAACCCAAGGTGCATTTTACTGATGATGTAACTCTTAATGAGTCCACTTCTTACGATGTCATTGACATCAAATTCAATACTTTCAAACTCATCCATAACCTCAAGAATTTTCATGAAGTCAAGGATACCATTCTTCTCATTCGTTTTGATAAGATCAGTTTGAAGAGCATCACCTGCAAAAATAATCTTACAGTTCTGTCCAACACGTGTAATAATTGAATCTAATTCATGGAAGTTTAGATTCTGACATTCATCAACAATGACAATAGAATTGTCTAGTGTAGTACCACGAAGGAATGAAGTAGACCAGAACGAAATAGTTTCCTGTGCTTTCAGATTGTCATACAACATGTTATATGCTGGATCATCAGGCATCTTGAACATATGCTCAACCATATTCTTATATGGAATCTGATACAAATTTGACTTGTCATCATGATCTCCAGGGAGGAAACCAATCTCTCTTGTAGGTACAAGAGATCTAACTAAGTACAGTTTCTCATATGATGAAGTGCCAGTCAAGATTTCTCTCAATGCTAAGTACATAGCAACAAAAGTTTTACCTGTACCGGCACATCCATAAAGAAACAAATGCTTTCCTGCATCGTAAGCATCAAATGCTTTAATTTGATTATCAGTAAGAGGTTCAACCTCTCTCAGATGCTCAATATTGATTGGTTTCTTACGTCTCATTTGCTTTGGAGTGCTGTTAGCAAAATCGAACTGGGTGTCCTTTCTTCTTCTTGGCATAAACTTTAATGAGTGTCGATGTTAGATCTAATGTTTGCTTTTTTAATTGACTTCAGAACATCCCTAAACCCGTCAGGAACTTTATTCTTGACGCCAGCATCAGCAACAACACCAGGAAATGAATCATGATACTGTTCAAGATGGGGATTATCCAGTTTATATTTATCGAGAACCGTAAAACTCATACGAGTTTCAGTGATCTCTCCAGTGTCTTTATTCCTGAACTGGTACGTCGGCATCGCCTTCCCCCTCCTTTTGTTTATTGAACCCAAATGGACCCGCTGACTTTTCTTCTAGTGCTGCCTTCAATGCAACACCACCGATTGCTTCCATACATTTAAGAATGTCTTCGGTCTTAGCACCTTCACCAAGTTCTTTGGCAATGTACCAATACTTTGGCCAGAATGTTTCTCCTGCCCTTTGATAATCATCAAGTGTTAGTAGTTTCATGGGTTGTCCATCCTAATGCTTCAGCGACTATTGGAAATTGACCTGCAAACAAACACTTACATTCATTTGCAATGTCCATGTGTTCTTTCTGTGTTCCATTAGCGGAACGCAGATCGATATAATGAATCCATGACCGAACTGATCCAGTCATGTAAATTTTGGTTGGTACGGCAAGGGGAAGCACAAAACGAGCACATTCCTTTGCAATACCTTGGGCAAGCA